GTTTTCCAGAGTGCCTAGATCATCGTCTAGCATTACTACTTGTACTTCGTTTGCCGTGCTGATCCCAATGCTGTAGGTGCCACTGGAAGCATTGCTGGCTCCCGACCCTACGAGGGCCCCCGTTAAGCGGTCATAGACACGAACGGTGCGGGCAATTGGGCTGCCGTTAGAGTCAAGAATAGTACCGCCGACTTCTACAGGCCCGTTCGGGAAAGGTTCTGTGGGAGGGGTGAAATTCGCGGTGTAGCGGGCAACCCCTTTTGTAACTCTTACACTATCTATGTTTCCTTTAATACTAGCCCAAACCGACCCTGCATTGTAGTACCCACCTATACACACTTTCCCGCTTGGGTTGTACACGGAGTAGGTCCACACCTTCGTATCAATTTGAACCCCATCCAGAAATAGGTACAAAGTATTACCCCACCGGGTCGCAGCTACGTGATGCCACTCCGACACGGAAACTGTACCACCATAAAGCATCGTAGCGGTGTTTGAATTTGCGTAGTTTAGTAGTAGGTGTACGCCGGTGGGCCACACACTAAACTCTAGAACAGGCCATATAGAACCCCCAATCTCCCCGCCGCCATAAAACCTCCCGCCGCTAGAATCTGAATCTAACCACACCCACCCCTCTATGGTGAAGTCTGAACTCCCCATAGCAAGGTCGGCACTGTAAGCTATCTCTATCAGGCCCCCTACCCCATCCAGTCTCAAGGACGCTGAACCAAACTTATATCTAGCGGTGCTAAGTTTTGCATCCCCTACTGGGGTAGTTGAATGTCCTTTAAGATCAGTGAAAGCATTGAAAGCATCTGCCCCATCGAAGGGGTAGGTGAGAACGACATTTGACCAATACGGGTCTTTAGCCATCGCTTAGGCCCCTCCCATGGTGATAGTAAAGCTGGTCATTTGTATGGGCCCGCCAAGAACTATGAGCGTAGTGTTAACCTTGATGGCCCCGTTACCGGCCTCGTTGGTCACGTCATAATCTGCCACTGCATTTCCGTCACTATCCTTGACCCTAGCCCAAGAAGCAATACCCCCGGCATTGGCTGCACTGTCTTGTGTCACTGCTGAGAAGGTGATAATCCCGTCCTCCACTGAAGCAGAGGGGTCTGAGCACACAAGAACCCCCAGAAGTACCTGAGCCCCCACCGCCGTGGCTGGCCCCCCAACAGGCATAGCCCCATCGTAGAACTCAATAGTGCCCGGCCCTGATCCAGCATCCATAGCGGACACGATCAACTGGCCTATAGAGTTGCGAAGCGCAACCTTGAGTCTCATTATCATGCTAGTGCTCCTTAAATCGCGTCAACGTCACCGCGCAATTGCATGGTGAAGGAATCCCCTTGGAGGGTGGCTCCGGGAAGAATAGTTCTGGCAATCCAGATGGGTCTTGAGGCCGACAGAGTATTGAACCTCAATTGGTTTCCCGCAGACCAACCCCCGCCCCATCCATTTAGACGAACAACGAAATATGGGAGGCCCGTGAGCAGGTTAGTGGGGGAGCAGTCAAGGCCTATTGAACCAGTCAAGATGACACCAAGATTCTCACCTATCACTTGGAAGGAGGTAGTCGACGTGAAATTGAGACGCCACCTCTCAGTGACCGCCCCGTTGTTCAACACCTCTATGGGGTAATCGATATTGTTGTACTGAGCGTTGCTATCTGCCCCGGCAGTATCTGACCAGCCGCCAAAAGTGTTCAGGTCGAACACGTTAGTTACCCGGGCATTCATATCCCCGAAAAGCAAAGCAGAGGACACGTAGCTGTCGATAGGGTAAGGCCTCGGTAGGGGTGCCGCCAAAGATATCTGCCCATTGATCTGAACGTCCGTCAGTAGGTTCATGTCCTCAATGCGATGGTAGCACTTCAAAGGCTGAACAAGGGCCCCTGCTACGAAGTCAGCCGCCATGGTAACTGTTCCTGCGGGAAGATTGGCGACGTACTGAGTGAGACCCAACCTAACCCCATTGGCGTCAGTAAGCCACAGCTCAGAAAGGTCGGTACGGCCAACGTTGTGAACACTGCTGGCCAGAGCAGGGTTTGGCAGGTCAAAGCTCTGGAGATTGTGAATAACTACCACGTCTGCCGAGCGATAGATCGGCACCCTCCCATCCATGGGGAGACGAACTGGATCAAGGCCCAGAATATCCGCATTCAATGGGAGGTTTGTGAGAACTACGCAACTGTACCGCAGGGTACTGGGAACAATGAGGGTGGGCCTGAAGATCATACCACCAACAACATTGTTGGCATCGTACCACCACTCACCTGAGTGCCCAGCAGCCGTAACCATCTGCCCAAACAGCAGCCGAACAACCCCTGTCTCCTGATTGACTTCTCCAGTAACATGAGTCCCCGTGACAACCCCATTATCGTTTGAAGACCCACTTACCAAGGCACCCATGGTGGTAGTTGCCTGCACGTAGAAGGTCCCGGGCCGGATAGGGGAGCCGGGTGTTCTCAAATACACCGTCCAAGCATCTGTCTCGCCATAGGTTGTCAGGCAGGAAACAACAGACAGGCCCAGAGAGGAGCCATTAACCCAGTTGGAGAATGAGGCAATGCCTGTCGTGTAATCAATGGTACCCCCCACAAGCCCAGCCCCTGTGCTCGTGGAAACATTGAAGTACAAAGTACCGTTCCTGTCAATGTAGGTCCTTCCCCCTAGGTCAATCATAAGAGACCCCGGAACAATATCGTCGGCAATAGTGGTGGTCAAGTCGAGCTTGATCGGGCTCAGAATGTAGGTGGTCTGAAAGGTCTTTGCTTGATTGGTGGAGAGTGCCACCGCATCTTGCCATCCGAAGTTAGCTGGACCTGTACTAACAGAAGCGGCCCCCGTAAGATTACTGTACAGGCTCATAATGCCGTTATAAACGGACAAGGACACATTCACGGAGGCATTGATAACCACGTCCCCGGTGGCATAGTTGATAGTCCCCACCACGGTGTCTGCGGTAACTATAGCGTCACCACTGCCCCCCGGAGTGGACAGGGGAATCCGCTGATTGGCCGGGACAATCAAGGTACCAGACCCGCTATCCTTAATGTTCACCTGCCCGTTGAAAGTAGATTTGTGGGTGTTTCCTGCAAAGTACAGGGCCCCCACCAATGACCCCGGCACCAAGGGACCTCCAAGGGCGGTATTGGCAGAAGAGACAGTAGAGAGAGACTTGTACACCGGAGCATTGACACTGTTGGGGACAATATGGCTGTAGGCACAGGCAATCACGGTGTTAGCGTCTGGAAGTCGGGTATCGAACTCCAATTCAACTACCCCACTGGTGTAATTCACCCGCCCAGAAGCCCCGTTTCCAGTGAGGTTCCCTGAGGCATCATCCGTAATAGGGTAGGAGACCCCATTGGAGATGTACGTCACCGTCAAGCTGTCGGCAGCAATAGGTAGGTCAGGTATGGTAAATGTTTGCTTCACCTTAACAGCCGCGTTGCTTGTCCCTCCTGAGCGGATGGTAAATGAGGCAGGGGTACCCCACGAGATAAGGACTGATGAATCAACGTCAGGGAGCGCACCAAGCGTCAGAACGAGGGCTCCGGTGTTGTAGGTGATCTGGCCCACTCCATAGGCGGCATCTATACCCTTGAGTGTGCCGTCCCCGAGATCGCGCAAGCGGTACCACTTGCCCAATGCCCTGTAATCAACGATGATGGTACCGGGGCTCGGCAAAGGGTTGAGTGTCTTCAGATACACAGTACCCCTGTTATTCAGATCAACCTCGATATCAGATGTGATAGACGGCTGGCCCACAGCGGCGGCAGGAATGTAGGTTATAGATACCGAGGTGCCTGCTGATCCACCCGTACGGTGGATGGCCCCAGCCTCATAATCCACAGTACCAATGAAGCCAGCGGCATTGAGGTTACCCAACTTGTCGTCAGTCACCCCATTGATGACCAAAGACCCGGGCAGAATAGATCGTGCAGAGTATGCGGTACTCCCGGCCCACCAGCCCACCACAGACTCAGTGATAGTGGTCGCCTTGGAGGGGAGCAAGTTGCTTACCTCATTGATACTCTCGTTGCTGATAGGCGTTTCACGATTGGTTGTTGGCACCACGGGTGTATAGACTGATTCCACCAGTACCTCAAGGTCATTTTGCCCAGCCCCCAAGGCCAGCTTCTGAATACCAAAGTACCGAGAAGCATCCACAACCGTGGTCTCCCGAATACGGGA